AGAATATCAAGGTAAAGAAGTTCCAATTGGTAAACCTAAGCGTGGTGGTTCTAAAGCTTATTATGTTTATGTAATGGACGGAGACAAAGTTAAAAAAGTCTCATTTGGATCAGGCGGTTTAAGAGCAAAAATTAAAGACCCAAAAGCGCGACAGGCATTTGCTGCTAGACACAATTGTGATCAAAAGAAAGATAGAACAACAGCAGGATATTGGAGCTGTAACCTCCCAAGATATGCCCCAGCACTCGGTTTAGGGCCTAAAATGAATACTTTTTGGTAATGGATACATTTGATTATAAAGCATACTTAAAAAATAACCCTCTTTTAAAAGAAGAGTTAAAGGATAATGGCCCCGAAGAAAAAGCATTTGATAATGAATTCGATGCTTTAGGAACTGAATTAGCAGGAGCTATTAAAAATGAGTTAGGCGATAAAGCTAAAAAGCTTGATGAAGTAGCAGGTGTAGTAGGTATTATAGGCTATATTTTATTATCTAATACTGTAGCTAACATGCTTGCCAAATTTGCCCAAAAAATGGCTAAAAAATATGATTGGGGTAAAGGTGAAGAGGCAGCTAAAAATATATATAAGTGGACACACGACAACGAAAAAGCATTCCAAGCTCCTATTAGACGAATAGTTAGTTTATTTACTAAAGATGCAAAAAGGCAAGACCAAGTAGCTAAGATACTTTATGCTGTTTTAATTTTATTAATGGCAGGTCAAGCAGGTGGAAATGCAGCCTCTTACCTTAAAAAAGCTAGTTGGCTTAAAGGAGGACTATATGGCCTAAAATCAGCTATTAAAGGTAAAGAAGTTCATACCATTTTTAAGGATGTAATAGCAGACATAGGAGCATAATGAACCCATATACAGATAATTTAAACATAAGAACATTTACTGAAGACGTAGATCCAATGTCGTTAATTTGGCATGAAGATCAAGAAGATAGAACAATAGAAGTTATAGAAGGAAATGGGTGGAAGTTTCAATTTGATGAAGAAATCCCATTTGAACTTAAAGAAAATAGTAGTTTTGATATCCCTCGTGGATATTTACATCGTGTAATAAAAGGTAACGGAAATTTAACAATAAAAATTATAAAAAAATGAATACTCAAGAGTTATTTGAACAAATCGAAACTTTATACGGAACGTTTAAAGCAGAACATGAAGGTAAATCTAAAGCAGCACACGGTAGAGCCCGTAAAGCTTTAGGGGAAATTAAAAAATTAGTAACTGAATATCGTAAAGCATCTGTAGCTGAAGATAAAAAATAAAAAATATGTCCCATAAACTTACATCTAACTCCTCAGTAATATACAATGCTGAAAGACAACTTTCAGGAGTACTAGAAATAATCCCTGAACAAATCACCTACCAAAATGATGGATCAAGTTATCATAATGTAATGATTAATTGTCCTGTAAAAACCCCAGATAATGGTTATGTAGCGGGTTTAAATTACAATGTAACAGAGGATGCTTGGAATACTTTTTTTGCATCTTTAACACTTACATCTACAGATGAATTTGATAAACAGGAGGAAGCAGCTTTAAAATATGTTTTAACTCAAATTGATGGTGATTGGGGGTTAACTGAAAGTGATTGGACATATAGCGCATAATAAAAAAACATATAGACTGATTCATAGCCAGTCGTAACTAAAAAAAAAACATGACATCTGTGGCGTCTCCTTTGGAGACGTCACTTTTTGTTTGTATATTTACATAATCTTAATACAATAATGGAAAAAATAGTAATAATTGGAGCCGGTGTAGCAGGTGTTAATGCTGCAACTAAATTAGTAGATGAAGGTTTTGATGGTGAAATTACCATCATTGATATGGGTAATGATCCATATAACCGTAAACCTGAGGAAGTAATGACAGGTTTTATGGGTGCTGGAGGATGGAGTGATGGTAAACTTACATACCACACTTCAATAGGTGGTCATTTAACTAAGTATACGGGCGATGAAAAAGCAATGGAGTTAATGGATCAAGTGATTACTAACTTTAAACGTTTTCACCCTAAACCAGAAGAAGTACAATGTTCTAATCCTGTAGCAGAACCTGATTTTATTAAACCATATTTTGGATTACGTTTATTCCCTGTATGGCACGTAGGTACAGATTATTTACATGAAATTGGTAAAAATTGGTACGATTATCTTTGTGATAAAGGTGTTAAATTTATTTGGAAAACTAAAGTTACATCAATTGATTTTGATAATCAATTAGTTTCTTTGGGAGTAGTGGATAAAATAAAATATGATAAACTTATCTTTGGTGTGGGTAAATCAGGTATTGACTTTGGTAAAAAATTAGCCGAACAATATGAATTACCAACCGAATCAAAACCAGTACAAATTGGTGTTAGATTTGAAGCACCACAAAAACACTTTCAAAAACTTATTGATGTAAGTTATGATTTCAAATTGTACCGTAAGTTTGAAAATGAAGGTGTATCACTCCGTTCATTCTGTACAAACAATAATGCAGCTTATGTAGCACTCGAAGAGACATATGGTGATTATAGTTACAATGGTCATGCTAAAAAAGGAGAAGAACATAGAAACGATATGACTAATTTTGGTATCTTAATGGAAGTTAAAGGTATTGATAAACCATTTGATTGGTCTCGTGAATTAGTTTCTAAAGTACAAAGACATAATATAGTTTCAAATGAAGGAAGAGGTGGAAAAAAAGCAATAGGACGTTTTGAGGCTAAATATAAAGCTGGTCTTTATTATAGCCCTTCGAACAAAGATAAAACCCTCACTTCAGAAGGTGATTGGGTAAAAGCCCATTATATTGGTAAAGAAGGTCTTCAAGAAGTACGAGATGCATTTAAAGGATATTTTAAGTACATTGAAGATTTTATTGAAGATATGAAAAAAGTGTTTCCAACACTTGGAGATGATTGGGGAATTTATGTACCTGAAGTAAAGTATTTATCACCTGAACCACTTGTAAATTATCAAGATTTAAGTTTAACTACATACCCCAATATTCACTTTGTAGGTGATGCATTAAGTGCCAGGGGTATTACAGTATCAGGAGCACAAGGTACATTAGTAGCAGAACAAATATTGTTATTACAAAAAGAAGTAAATGATTTTTTAAACGATCCTGCTAATAATCAAGAACCTCACGAAATGGGAGACACACATGAATATATTATGGGGGGTTTAACAATGCCTAAAGAAAACACTAATAAACTAAAATAATGGGTAAAAATAATAAATGGCCTGAACCAACCCGAACTAAAACCCCAGATGGCACTATATTACACCATTGGGATGGTAAACTTCATAATTGGGAAGGACCAGCTCTTATACCTCAGGGTGTAAGACGGTTAAGAGAATATTATATTTATGGGATTTATCATACTGAAGAAGAATGGAAAGAAGTCCGAAGGGAAAGAAATGGAGTTCCATGGTATAAAAACCCTGCAATGAGAGAATCAGCACGTCAAGGAGGATAAAACAATATTATTATGAAAATAGGTTTTTGTGGAACAATGTCTGTAGGTAAAACAACGCTTGTAAATGCGTTGAAAAAATTACCTGAATTTAAAAATTATAATTTTGCTACTGAACGTAGTAAGTATCTTAATTCATTAGGTATCCCTTTAAATCATGAAACTACAATTGAAGGACAAACTATATTCCTTGCTGAACGTGTAACAGAATTAATGCAAGAAAGTCTTATTACTGATAGAACAATTATTGATGTAATGGCTTTTACTAATTGTGCTGCAAAAGTAAATTATATAGATGCTGATGCTTTTAACGAATATGCCTCTAGATTTATTAAAGGATACGACTATATCTTTTACATATCCCCAGAAGGATTAGATATTGAAGATAATGGAATTCGCGAAACAAATGTTGAATATAGAAATGAAATTGACAAAACTATTCAAAAACTTTTATTTAAATATCGTCCTATTTTTTATACTATTAAAGGATCAACTGAAGAACGTATTCAACAAATTTTAAAAACTATTAATTAATAATATTTATCGTCATGAAATTATGGAAATACATTTTGGGTGCCCTAACTTTTATAGGAGGACTATTAGTTGTTAATTCTTCTAAAAAAACAAAAGAAATTAAAAAGAAGGTTGAAACTAATAAAAAAGAAATTAAGCAAGTTAAAACTAAAGCTAAAAAGGTAGAAGCTAAAAAAGTAGAAGCTAAAAAGGCAATTAAAGATCAAGATAAAAAAGTAGCTAAAACAAAAGCAAAAGTTAAAAAAACTACTACGGCTAAAAAAACTACGAGTGATTTTAAAAAGAAATATAGGTCTAAAAAATGAAACAAATTCTAATTACACTTTCTTTATGTGTATCTAGTCTTTGTTTTTCACAAGATACTCTTCAAATTCCTGCTATAGAACTTGAAGAATTTTTTTTAGCTTTAGATACTCTAGAAACACAAGATTCTATTAAAACTATTTTAATTGGACAATTAGAAAAACAAATAGAATTCCACCTAGAGTTAAATGATCATAATGAAAATCTCCTTTTATACAAAGATCAAGAAATAGAATTATTAAATAACCAAATAGATTTACATCTAAACCATTTAAATCAAGTAGATAAATGGTATAAAAAACCTTGGACTGGAGCAGTAGGTATACTTTTACTACTACATGTTATAGATTATACACTCCCTCAATGAGTAATCTTAAAAAAATAATAAGGCAGGAATATGTAAAGTGTGCTCAAGATCCTATACACTTTATGAAAAAGTATTGTATGATTCAACACCCACAAAGAGGTAGAATCAACTTTCATTTATATCCATTTCAAGAAAAAGTATTAAAATTATTTGAAGATAATCCTTATTCTATTATTTTAAAATCTCGTCAATTAGGTATTTCAACGTTATCTGCTGGTTATTCTTTATGGATGATGATTTTTCATGAAGATAAAAATATTCTTTGCATAGCTACTAAGCAGGAAACTGCTAAAAATATGGTTACAAAGGTTAAATTTATGTATGAAAATTTACCTTCATGGCTTAAAGTAGATTTTGAAGAAAATAACAAATTAACACTCCGCTTAACAAATGGATCTCAAATTAAAGCTACTTCAGCATCAAGCGACGCAGGTAGATCAGAAGCAGTTTCACTTCTATTAATTGATGAGGCTGCTTTTATTGATAACATTGGTGAGATATGGGCATCAGCCCAACAAACACTTGCTACAGGTGGGGGGTGTATAGCACTTTCAACTCCTTATGGTACTGGTAATTGGTTTCACCAAACATGGGTTAGGGCTGAAGCAAGTGAAAACGAATTTTTACCTATTAAATTACCTTGGTATGTCCATCCTGAGCGAAATCAAGAATGGAGAGATAGACAAGATGAATTATTAGGAGATCCTAGAATGGCAGCTCAAGAGTGTGATTGTGATTTTAGTACTTCTGGTGATATTGTATTCTACCCTGAATATCTAGAATTTATAGAAAAATCTACAGTTAAAGAACCTTTAGAAAGAAGAGGAGCAGACCAAAATTTATGGATATGGGAATCTGCTGATTATACTAGACAATACCTAATTTCAGCTGACGTAGCTAGAGGTGATGGTAAAGATTATTCGGCATTCCATATATTTGATGTAGAATCTGCTACACAAGTAGGTGAATATAAAGGTCAAATAGGTACTAAGGATTTTGGAAATATATTAACAGCTATTGCTACTGAATATAATAATGCTTTATTGGTGGTAGAAAATGCTAATATTGGTTGGAGTACAATTCAAACTATTATTGAACGTAACTACCCTAATTTA